TCAACATCAGCTTTATGTCCATCTTTAAAACTATATATAAAACTACGAATAGTCTTTATATTAATATCTACATCATTTCCTATACTAGATAAAGGGTAATAATCATGAATTACATAGTACTTACATTCTTTAAAAGTCATGCTTTTTTCTTTTCTCATTCGAACTAAACATGAATCACGATGACGGAATTCTTTAATTTTCTTATCATATTTAAGAGTATACATAGCATTTTATATTTAAGGATTAATGATTTTCAAAAATAAAAATAGATATCAAAAAAAACAATTTTAGAAGAATGTTTATAAACATAAAGCCAAACCTCATTACACTTGGTCGAGCTCCATTCATAATTGGAGAGTCTATACCAAATATTACAACAGACATCCACGTTTGTACACAAATGTACCGATTATAAATGAGATAAGTAAAAGAAAATATCCCAATTTTCGCAAGCAGGGATATTCGAAGTTTCTTTATTATGAATTTAAAAGTAGTTATTTCCTTCTTATACTGCACACAAACCAATAGACGACGATTAAGGTAATGCTACCTATATAGACTTTGTCTTTATATAAATCCCACCATGAAAGTTTTACTATCTTTTCCTTTTGGCTTAAAATAGCATCCATTCTATACCCCAATGAATCCAATCTATTCGAGAGCTGCTGCAAAGTAATAGATAGTGTTTCGTCAACTTCAGTCCGTTCTTGCTCCTGTTTGGAAGCGGTGGTAGTACTTTCTTTGACCGGGTATTGTTTTCCGGTTGAATCCGGAAGCGATAAGTAAACTGTTTTATTCTCAATTTTCAGATCACTCAACTTGTCAGTAGTAATCTTCGTTTGCTTACTTACATCAGTCCTCAATGACTCAATTATACTTTGAATACGACTCAATTCACCGGAATAGTCTACCTGCTTTTGAGTTTCCATATTCCGGGAAGTCTTGCAGGAAGTAAACCATATTCCCGACATCAGGAATATGGTTATATAGATTAGCGTTTTCATGGTCGGATCACTGTATTACGAAGAAAATTAGAAAATTCACTTCTTACATCGAAGCAGGGGCACGCCTTAATATATTCTTTTGGCTCTATCTCTCCACTGCTGTCCAGATCCGGCGAAGTATCACGGTGTCCGAGCACTTCAATTATAGGGTATTCCTTACAGAGCTTCGCGACCAATTCGCGTAGTGCCATCTTTTGAGCTGGAGTACGTGTATCTGCAGGTTTTCCAGATGCGTCCAAGCCTCCGATATAACAGATGCCAACACTATGCTTATTATATGAAGACTCTGAAAATCCTTTGGTATTACAATGCGCTCCGTCAATGCTTAACGGTCGCCCATTCTCAACCATTCCGTCAAGGTTAACAATGAAGTTATAACCGATCTGATTGAATCCCCGAGCCCGGTGCATCCGGTCAATATCTTTGGCTCGTAGAGCCTGTCCGGCACGCGTGGCCGAACAATGGATGATAATTGCATCAATAGTTTTCATTTTGCGTCTCCTTTTTGTAAGTAGTTCGTTAAATAGGGGATGTTCTTTATAAACTCAACACTTAATACATAGTGCAAGAAAGCTACTACCTTATGGCCATTGCTAGAGTTGGGTAGAATTTCTTTGATATTCCTTAGAATGTTCACCCCGTAGAAATAGAAAACGCTATACGTAATAAATGAAACACATTGTAGCGCACCTTCCGGATTTCCTTTGTGTTCACCAATAAAGTAGATGCAGCTAACCAAGGCAAAGAAAATAGTTGCTTCTACGATACATCTCCAAGCCTTTTTAAAAGAAAAACTCTCATGATTGATAAGGAGTGCAGTAAGTAGCCCGCAAATGAAATTGAGGGCAAATACAGCAATAAGACTTTTGATCTCCCCAGAAATAGGATTGAGATAAGCAGCTATGCCGGTAACCAATCCAATAAGTAAGTTTTTGAAATAATCCATATCATTTTTATCTAAAATATTAATACTTTATTTTAATACCTCGCTACAATCATCAATAGCTGTCTGAAATACTTGTTTCACTTCGCCAAAGGTTAGCCCATGATCCTCATGTAGCGAGAATCCGGTTACTCCATTTCGCGAAGTATTGAAGAAACCTACTGTGGCTTCATCCTTAATAATCTCGGCAGTAATATCTTTCACCGCTTCGGTACCACGAGTTGACATTCTGTACTTAATCCTGATAGCGTCCGTAACCTTAGTTGTGGCAGTACTGTTAGTTGATGTAATGTTCATTCTTTACCTCCTCCTTCAATTAGTTCATTAATTTGCCCGAAAGCACCTGCTGTAAAGACATCTGCACAAATCTCCTTTAAGAGAGTGGCGTCTTCTGTTGTAATCTCAAGTATTCCTCGGTTATTTATGATTTGTTGGAGCATATTGTAGGCACGTAGTTTTTTTGCCATATCCATACCTGATTGAGGATTCATACCGGCAGCATAAAGCGCTTCCGAAACCATATCACGAAGAAACTGCTTCTGTTCCTTGCCATTGACTATTTTAATGGCTTCCTTGCCTCTAAAATCTATTAAAGGTTTGTTTAAATTTAATTTCATAATCATTAATATTAAGCGATTGATACTAATAGTCCTTTTCTGAACTTCATATTACTACCAAAATCAAAATCAATTCCTTGGTAATAGTTTATACTTCCATCTGAATTCCGGCTTGTAATACAACCAAAATTATCGGCAAGGCATAATTCACTCGATAAAGAACCTTTCACATAAACTCCTCCATCAAAAAAGCCGGCGTATGTTGTACTAGCCAGTGGGTAGCTTCTGTCTGATGCATTTAGATTTCTGGAAGCATAAATACAAGCTCCACCAAAATTGGAACCAATAGATGCGATCCCAAAACGTCCGTCTGTTTCTGCATTGAAAGTAACGTTAACAACGCCTTCTTTTGCCGTTCCAGAACCTAATTTCAAACTACGAGATGTTCCGCCAAAATACCCTGAACGCGTCCAAACGAGACGTCCATTTTCGATAGTAAAACCACCTATGAACCCGGAGTCAGCATCTATCCTGCGAACCTTTATCAAATCAGTATTCAAATACCCGCCTACAACAATTGTAGTACCAAGTTTTGCATATTCGACTGCATCCTCAAATGCTAATTTACCCAATCCGTCTCGATCAATCTTGGAGTTAATCATTGTCTGCAGATCACTATGCAGTGCGGTGATTGTAACAGCACCTTCCAAATTAATTTTAGATGAATGAATCGTCGTTTCACCTGCTGCCTGGTTAATATAAGATATAAGCGTATTGCCGTTTTCCAGTTCTTTAGAAGCATATATCTTATTACCGTCAGCTGTAGTAATCCAACCTGCAGTATCTATCCGCTGCGTCAGGCTGTCAACTCGAGTTACTTGTGCGGAGATTTGAGTATTGAGTACTTTCAAATCGGCTGTACACTCATCGGAATAGCTTTTCAGTTTGTCGTGAATAGCTTTGTTTGCTTCTTCAACAGCTGTATTAAAACTAGCTAAAGCAGAGTTGAATAGAGTAAACTTATCATCTACATTCTTTTTTTCCTCAATAGTCGTTTGTCCATCTGCAATAGCCGTATTTATTGCAGCAATAAGATTATCAATAGCACCAAATAAGGAAACCTTGGCATTAAGTAAGGCTGTTTTTGCAGAACCTTCCAAATAGGTGTTTACATATAGTTTGCTATATGTCGCTTCAACGGCAGATTTCGTATTTTTGACTGTATTCAAATACTTCTCTATCGCTTTCGCTTCCGCCCCATCAATGATACCGTCCGCAAATGCGCCATCCACATAATCATGTAAGCCATCGACTGAATCGGCAGCGTCCTGCGCAGCTTTAGCAGCGTTCGCTGCATCCTCTAAAGCTTGTATTGCTTGTTGCAGTGCCTCGTCAGAATATTCCTTTAGTTTATCCTGTATTGCCTTATTTGCTTCTTCAACAGCAGTATTAAAATCAGCATAGGCAGAATTAAAAAGAGTGAATTTACTATCCACGTCTTTCTTTTCTTCTGTTGTCGTGAATCCATCAGAAATTGAAGCATTGATAGCATTAATCAAGTTTTCAATACTTCCCATCAATGTAACCTTAGCATTGAGCAAACCAACCTTTGCAGAGCCGGATAAATAAACATTCGTGTAGAGTTTATTATAAGTTGCTTCGATAGCTTGTTTAGTGTTGTTGATCGTATTGATATACTTTTCAATAGCTTTTGCCTCTGCTTCGTCTATAAGACCGTCAGCGAAGGCTCCATCTACATAGTTATGAAGTCCTTCCACTGAATCGGCAGCATCTTTGGCCGCTTTAGCTGCATCCTTTATTTCCTGATGAGCAGCTTCCCATTCAGACAGATTTTCCAATCCGGAAGAACCTGCTTTTATTTGGATGTTACCGCCTATCTCACTTTTTACCAGATCGAAATATGTATCACCGTCCGGCGAAAGGATTCTTTCTGTTGTTACGCGGCCCGGCAGAATTTCAGTAAATCCGTATAGCTGAACAAAACTTCTACTACCTTCATACTCGCTGTTAAGCACTCCGGTGAGTAAATGATAATATCCAGTTATCTGTTCTATTTTAATAGCTGTTTCACTCAAGAGGAATGTTCCAGCTTGATTCTCCTTGCCAACTTTAGCATATAGATAATATTTCTTTTCCGGGTCAATGAGTGCCGGAGAATTGTATTCAGCCATATCCCAGTACTTATATTCGTCTGCCTTATGTGAAGAAGAAAGAGAACTAATGCCGAGTGTTAAATGCTGAAGGATTCCTGCCGGAGCGTTCAGTATTCTTGTGCTGGCATTATAAGTAATATTGTGAGATACCTGAACTGGATTCGTTTTTGAATTGACAAAACGGAATTGCAGGCTTTCATCACCTACAAGCAGTTGCATGGTTGAAACGGTTATTGGATTGACAGAGCCGGAGAAGTTCAGCAGTGCATCTTCAAGCATGGACATCGTTTCCTTTGCATCCCGGAACCGACGCTTAGTAAACTGCAGGGCGTCCTTATGCTTGATATCTACCTCTACTTTGTTCGTCTCAATCTTATTCAGATCACTTGAAACAGATGTACTGACTGGTTCGTTTGATAACTCTATTTCCGGAGAATATGGATTATTAATATAGCGCTTGATTCCGATCATGCGAATAAGAGAACCTTCCGGATGAAATTGCGTATCATAGAAATCAACATACCCTCCGAGTACTATTTTACCGCCTATCTCCAACCAGCGTTTTTTAGCCCAAATACCGTCCAATGTCCCGGTAAATATGAATGCTTTATCTTCATGTTCATAGAGGTATTTAGCTGCTTCCTTGAAAGCTTCCCAGCTCGCACCTGTTTGTGTGCTGTCATTACAGATATAAGCCTTCGGCAATTGCATTCCGAACACTGCGTATGTATCACCAACCTTCGGGCGCCAGACTTCCGGTTCCGGCATTGTTATCCCATCGATTTCTTGCGGAACAATTTCAAATCGACGTGCCTCTTTCTTGTCTTTCGCTTCATGGATATACTTTACTTCGAACTCCTTGCCTGTAAGCATGCCGGTTTGGAAAATGACAGTCATACTTTCTCCAGCTATGAGACAATCTTCGAAATTCAACTCTTCAGGAATGTCTTTATCTACAAAGTCAAAGAAGTTATTCTTCTTGTTCACTTCAATAACAGCACTGACAGTACCGACACGGGAAGGATAAATAGCTGTACAGTCCAGACTATCTTCCTTTGCTGTTGTAAGTTCTTTATCGGCACGCATGACACAAGTTCCATCCGCATCGGTCTTATAGATACGCGCCTTAGTAGAATCGAAGCCCTCTTCATTCTCAAATTTGATTCCATCAAATCGGATAGTCTTATTCTTTGGAAGTAACAGGTACTTAGATCCGTATGTGGAATAATCAATATTGCGATCTGTAGTTTCTACCAAAATTATTTCGGGTGGTATATCCCCGGATTCGCGACCAACACCGACCTTAAAACCGTGGCCTTTACCATACGACAGTTTCAAAGGGTTTTCCTTGTTATACTCAACTTTACGCAGATGGATAGTCCTAATTTGTTTTCCTTCAACCGTTTCTTCAATGATCTGCCATTCTGTTTCATATAGTTCTGCAAGTTGATTGAAAGCATTAAGAATATAGGTGTGATTGTAGTTGATTACTTTTTCCGTTCCTTCAATGCAATCACCGACTTTCCAACCGGTACTCCGACGGTTCAGGTTTTCAACGAGTAGACGTAGATGTTCATGTGGCTTGGCTGTATATGAGAATTTAATACTTCTGTCAACGGTATGACGTACTTTCCACAGCATAGCATCAGCCTCCCCAGTTTCCAGAATCAGAGTATATTCGAAGTTACGTTCACCGTTCTTCTTGAAATTGCTATCCCTCTTCAAAGAATAACGCTTCCCGTAGAAGTCACACCAAGAGCCGACCGGTATTTCCAAGTATCCAGGATGAGAAAAATACAAAGTGAGTGTATCTTCTCCCATGATAGCTTCATAAGAGTAGCTTTCATCTTTTACTTCGATTTTTATTTCCTTATCATCATTATATAAAGTTACCATGTCCTTAGAATTATATCCTAAAATATAAACGTCAAATAGAAATGTATTGAATAATAGGCATAAAAGTAAGGAAATGATAGACGAATCATTGATAAAATAATATATTACACACAACATCAACTGCATTGTCACGAAATAAATCCAAATGAAAAATATTTAAAAGAAATCACTCAAAATGTAGTTTAATTCACCTAAGTTCTCTCGGGACAAATTGTGCGTTAAAAGATTTTTCCAATGTTACGACACAGAACCTCGGACAGAATGGTTACTGTAAGTTTCCAAATGGACTGTTAATCCAATGGGGATATGGTGGTGGGTATTCAGGGGCTACTAATTATTTTTTTTCTACGTCTTTTTTAAACACTTACTATTCAATATCAATGTGTGCAGAATATGCCGTTACTGCTGAATCCGTCGTTTTATGCCCTTATATTAACACTAAAGCTACTACTTATTTCAAAGGTGGTATGACATATACAAGTGGTAATGTAGTATATCCTACTTCTTGGAAATTCTTTTGGATAGCTATAGGCCGTTGGAAATAGAAATATTATAACATAAATTTGATTATGGATAGATTTAGTAGAAAATTGGTATTACTTTTATTGCTTGTAATTTGGCAAAGTTCTCTCGGGACGAACGCCGCATTGAAAGATTTTTCCAATGTAACAACAAAAAGCCTATCCCAGAACGGATATTATAAGCTACCGGATGGGTTATTGATTCAGTGGGGAACTGGAGGAAATGGCGTAAATCAAATAGTTTACTTTCCTACTAGTTTTTATAATACCTCATATGTTGTAGTAACTACTGCTATTTCTTCTGTTATGAATTCGATAGTAAAAATGATAAATGGGAAAAATATATCTTATTTCAAAGTTTATTCGGTAGGTCCAACAATTGAAGCTGGGGAGATATTCGGATGGATCGCAATAGGAAGATGGAAGTAGGAAATATTATAACATCAATTTGATTATGAATTGTTTTAGTAGAAAAATAGTATTGATTTTTGCCACAATTATTTGGCAAAGTTCTCTCGGGACTACGTATGCTTTAGCTGATCTATCGAACGCAATGAGCGTAAACCTATCCTTGAACGGTTATGCAAAATTCAATAATGGATTACTTGTACAATGGGGCAGAGTTGGAGGTTCATCTACAGCTTCGTATAGTGTGACTATGCCTACATCTTTTTATAATACTGAATATAAAATATTTGCAACTGTATATAAGCCTAGTAGTGACTCCGCCGTATATTCATCATCTCCTTTGGCAATAAATAAAACAGTTAGTAGATTTTATTTGAATAGAAATTATGCAAGTGGGGGTACTACTGGATTATCACAAGAATCATGGGACTGGTTTGCGATCGGGCGTTGGAAATAACTAAAAAACAAATATTATGAAGTATTGGAAAAATGGATTCTACGATGAACCGGTAGACGGTTCAGTAGAAATAACGGATGAGCATTACAATCAGCTATTAGATGGGCAGTCTAACGGTTTACTGATAGTTGAAAGTAAGAATGGATACCCGATTTTGGTAGAATATGAGTACGACATCGAAGAAGTGCGAAAAATGAAAATATCTAAAATACAGATATTTGACAAATCGGCCGATGTCAATTCTTTTAAAATTAAAGGGGAAAGTATGTGGTTAGACAAATCCACACGTGTTGGATTATTTAACTCAATTTCGATTGAGAAAAATGCAGGGAAAACGCATACAATCCTGTGGTATGATGCAGTGAAGTATGTTATCCCTATACCTGACGCTTTATCAATGCTGAATGAGATTGAAATGTATGCATTAAACTGCTACAATGTGACACAATCGCACATCGCAGCAGTCAGATCATTGCAGACTATTGAGGAAATCGAAAACTACGATTATACGATAGGTTATCCGGCAAAGTTGAGCTTTCCGGGATAACCAGTTTTGAAGTTGTATGCTTCAATTTCTTCTTTTGTTTCTAATTGATTGATAGCGTTGATATGCCTTTGTGTTGTGTCATAGCACGCAAGGGCATATAATTCTAGTTGTTGCAGCATATTAACGGCCTTCTCGATAGAGAGAATAAACTGCGTATCACCTAGCCAAATACTTGTTTCAGATCGTCCAGTTTCTCTTTCAATACTAATTGAGTTCATAAGCCCTACACGAGTATTCTTATTCAGCCATCCAAATACTCCGTTTATACTGAATTGATTCACTGCTTCAGATGAATCGAACAATCGTAATTCATCAAGTTTTTGCGCTCTGGTTTCTTCGATAGTAGCCTCGTGCACAACTAAAATAGGATATCCTTTTTTGCTTTCAGTTATTATCAAGCCGGTAGATTGACCAGCCAGTAACTCTTGATAATATTCATCCGTAATTTCTACCGAACCGTCTACCGGTTCGTCATAGAATCCATTTTTCCAATATTTCATGATATTTGTTTTTAAATTATTTCCATTTACCTATTGCAAACCAAGTAAACTGCCAACCTGTCCAAGCTATTTCTCCTCCGCTTGCTATATACCTTGTACCTACTTTAAATGAAGAAACTGTTTTAGTATATATTGTTGGAGCATACACTATAATCTCTGTTGTATTAGCTGATACTCCCGTTAGTTGTACGATATAATTCGTATCATAGAAACTTGTAGGTAGATATAATGAGGAGAATCCTACAGCTCCAGCCTTTACTCCCCACTGGATTAATAGACCATTATTGAACTTAATATATGAATTTTGTCCGAAACTTTGACCAGATGATTGAATTGCATTAGTTCCGAGAGAACTTAGTAAAGTTTTCTCCGCATCCGTCATGAATTTTCTTGTAGTACTTTCTTCAATCATTGATGCTGGATGAGAAGCCGGATGAGAGTAATTATTAGCTCCGGAGGCTATTCCGCTAAGTTTTGTACGTTCTGCATCCGTCATAAAACGATGAGTCGAATCTTCTTCAACGTCCGTCGCTGTATGTTTATGAGAACTTGCAGCATAACTACCCTTGGGTTGGTATGCTGAATCGTGGTTGTGATTTCCTGCCGCCTTACTATTCCAAGTAGATCTTTCCGAATCTGTGACAAATCTATGTGTAGAATCGTCCGTAATGTCAGTTGCTGCATGTTTATGAGAAGACGGTGCATAGCTACCTTTAGGTTGATATACTGAATCGTGATTATGGTTTCCCGCAGCTTTACTGTTCCAAGTGCTTTTTTCTGCATCAGTAACAAAGCGGTGAGTACTATCCGGAGTAATATCCGTTGCTTCGTGTTTATGCGAACTCGCTGCATAACTTCCTGCTGGCTGATAGACCCCTGTATGAGTATGATTCGACGGGGACGCACCAACCTCGGAAGCTGTATAAGATGGTTTACTTGCAGCTTTCGCCCATGCAGGCACATCGCTTGCTGGCATAGAAGTTGGAAAATCACTTATTTCAGACTTCTTATGAGTATGCGCTTTAGGTGTACGTGCGTCACTTAGTCGACTATCATTTCCTTGGCAAACAGTTCCGGAAGTTGTGCCAAAGTTCTTATTGAAAGCTGTATTTTTTGAGAATACAGGTTCGTATATTCCTGCATGGTTATGTGTATCCAAAGCTGCTTTCAAAACCTTCCCTTGTTCGGCAGAAAGGACCTTGCCAGTACCACCACTTGTTAGGTTGTTGACAATATCGGAAACGTTGATTTTCTTCCCTAACTCTGTTGCCATGGTAGCGGCGAAGTTCGGATCATTATTAAGGGCATTAGCCAATTCAATAAGCGTGTCGAGGGCTTCCGGTGCTCCAGCTACAAGTGCATCCACTGCATCTTTTACTTTAGCATCAACTCCAGAAACTGCGTTATTGGCGGCCTGTGCTGCCGCATTTGCGCTATCTGTGGCAGCTTTAGCAAGAGCTGTTTGCGCTACTGATGCGTTTTTGGCTGTATTAGCATCATCAGTAGCTTTTTTCGCTAAAGCTGTTTGGGCTTCCGATGCAACTTTGGCAGCGTTAGCCTCTTCTGTTGCTTGGTGGGTTTCTTCTTTGGCAGCATTAATACTTATAATTGCTGCGTTAGCGTCATTAGTAGCTTTCTTTGCAAGAGCAGTCTGTTCAACTGATGCGTTTTTGGCAGCATTTGCATCATTCGTAGCTTTTTTTACAAGTTCTAGTTGTGCGGTAGCATCTCCTGTAGCAGATGTCATTTCTTGTATAATACCGCTATACTCTGACTTACGTTGGGATTCGGCTTCTACACGTTCTGTTTCAGCAGAGACACGCCTAGTCTCATTTGAGGAACGAGTATCTTCTGCAGCTTTGCGGGTATCTTCATTTTGCTTTCTTTTATTTTCTTCGGATACCCGGGCTGTCTCCGCTGATTTACGTTCTGTTTCAGCGGACTTTCTTTTGTTTTCTTCTGATACTCGGGCTGTCTCCGCTGATTTACGGTCTGTTTCAGCAGATACGCGTTCAGATTCGACAGTAACGCGATTATCTTCGGCTGTCACACGTGCAGTTTCATTCGTTTCTCTCGTGGATTCGGCTTCTTTTCGTTCATCTTCGGCTGTTACGCGATCTGTTTCAGCTGTAGAACGTGTTGTTTCAGCCGCTTTTCGTTTGTCTTCTTCCTTCACACGTTCCGATTCTGCAGAAGAACGTCCTGTTTCAGCGGTCTTACGTGCATCTTCATTACTTTTACGTGTTTGTTCATCTGACACTCGTTTATTTTCTGTTTCAACGCGGCTAAGTTCTGCAGATACACGTTGCCCTTCAGCGGTCGCACGAGCTGCTTCCTCTGCTTTACGGGTATTCTCATTTATGATACGTACTGATTCTGCAGCTGACCGGGCTTGTTCTTCATTTGAACGATTTCTTTCAGCATCGATACGAGTAGCTTCATTGCGTTGTCGAGTATCTTCATTCGCTTCTATTTGGGTTCGGGAATCATCGGCCGTCTTTGCTGCGTCATTGGCCTTCTTTGTTGCTGCAACTACGTCATCATAGGCTTTCTTTATGAATTCAAGACTAACTTTTACACTTGTTTGTACGCCATTCACCATTTTAACGCCAATAGTGTACAATCCTACCATGCTATCAGCAAGCGTTAATTCGCTGATTTTTTTCTTTTTAATTGGCATAATTTTTTAAGTCAATATAAAATATTCCATCTTCTGTTATGATAAATTCTCCTGCTTCGGATGCAAGCAGGAAGTCTGTTTCTCCAATCCGGAAACTAGTAAATACAAGTTTCAAGGTAAATTCCCACCATACCCCATTATTAAGAAGAAAATTGTTTGTCTGGCAACTCTTATAATAGCAAGGATAGCTTTCACTCCACTCATCACAATAAAATATACGTTCCGCATCGGAATACTCATATCCTTCATTATCTGTCTTAGCAGACAGTTTTGTGAGATCATAGAGTAGGGCATCGCGATTACGCCAGAACGTTTCAATCGTCCCGGCCCGCATCAGGCATTTGAGAGATACTTCTTTGGTTTGGAATTTCACAACTTCACCGTCATAGATTGCTCCATCTTGACGTTTGAAATTCTGTAATAGGTTCTTTTTTACCGTCGGAGCCTTTAGTATTTCAGCATTGCTACCTTGCAATACGACTACGCCATAATCGGATAAGTCTTTGTTATCAATCTCGTAACCTTTAGGCATTGGAAGCTCATTTACGGGCTCCTGGTATTCGTAATCGACTTCTCGGGGGAAGTCGTTACTAAAAATAAATTTAGCAACTTCAAGGCTCGGATTAATAACATAGTTGCTTTGGGAAGACAGACGTAACTTATAACTCCTGCCGATTAAGGGAAAGTAAAATTCATGATAACTCAAGTCAGAAAGTATATCAATCAGTCCACTAATACCCAAACTGCCTATATATGCAAACTCAATGCTTACTTCAGCCGTATCCAATATAGGACTAGAAAGATCAAATTCCTGTCCGTCTTCTTCTGGCCAATCATTCTTGTCCGGTTCCTTCATGGCTGGAAATGCTACCAGGTTATTATAACTTCCCTTTGTAATACATATACCCAAACTGATATAAGCATCTATTCTGTCTATTAGTAATTGCCCTTTCATCGCTTAAGTGTTATACCTTTAGTGTTTAACGTGTCTATTCCCAGCTTTACAGCGTACATGAACTCCCTTATTTCCACAAGGTTAGATGTGTAATTGGAGATATCCGATAAATGGGAAACAATAGTATCATTACATCGAAGCATTTCAGCCATATTCTTATCCATATTTATGAGATATGACAGTTTCTCTGCTATTTTCTCTGTTCCTGAATTAATACTCTTAACTTCCTCATTTATAGAATAGGTATGCGAAGTCACTACAGCAAAACTACCGTCTAGCTTATCTGCAGAGTCTTGCGACATTGAAGCAAATCCTTTCTTTGATGCCTCACGCTCATCGTCGTTATCATTCCAGCCGAACATTTCTGCCATTGCATCTCGTTTTACTTTCATTTCATTAGAGAGCTGTTGCCCTTCTGCCTTCAGTGCATTATACTCATCTTCAGTCATACCGTCATCCATAGCATTGTTAAGTTTTTCTCTCCAAGCCATTAAGCTGTCCATGAATTCTTCTTTAAGCATAGAATTTACGATAGCATTCTTCATGTATTCCTCGAAATTGTCGGCGAAATCAGCACTATCAGCATCCATGTCTGTTAGTAGATCTTGAAAGTCAGAACGAAGAGAAGCATAATCAATAAGAGTTGTATCAGCAATTTGTTGTTCCAATACCTCTGCCACTTGTCCGACACCATTTGCGATTTGATCGGCAAATTTCTGTGTGTCTGAATCAAGTTGAGACCAGAAGATACCGGCATGTTCCTGAAGTTCCGCAAGTTGTTCATCGGTCAAATCAAATAGGCCAGTCATACGACCACCCATTTTCTTCTTAAATTCCTTTACGGACATGTCTAATGCCTCTGCTGCTTGTTTCCAGCCCTCATCTGACATATCTTCAACCTCGCTGTACCCTTTTGAGTGAGACTTTCCAGAAGCACCAGAATTTAGATACTGCCGACCTAATACTTTTGCATTCTCACTTTGCAATTTTATGTTAGCGATGGCTGCTTCATATACTGCGTTTGCAGTATCTCCTGTAAGAGTTTCTGCTAGTTCTAACTGTTTCTCAATTACCCGATCAAGAATGTTGATGTAGGATTCATATGCTTCTTTTGCCTTTTCATATTTCTCGGTCGTATCATCCTTAGTGAACATACTGAAAATCTTCGTCGCTACCTGTATTACTGCACTAATAACAGCAAGAATAACAGATGCCTTCTCAACTGTACTGATAGCGTTAGCCGATGTATCTGCTGCCATTTCAACACCACTCATAGCAGTCAATGCAAAGGTCCCTATTTCACCAATCAATGAGATAATTTCACCAGCCGGTCCACCGATTGATTTTCCAACATCAGTTAATGCGTCTGATAATTCATCTAACTGTGCTTTTACATCTTTCTCTGCTTTCTTTACCTTAGCATCCTTCTGTACCACCTTATCTTTCGCCTCATTGTATCTCGAAGTCTTTTCTTTTACTTTATCCAAAGCCTGTGCCTCGGTCAGATAAGCTTTTGTGGAATCAATTTTACCAGTCTTTTCGTTGAATTTAGAGGACTTGACACCATTTTCAATCTTAGCACCACCTTTTACAGCTTCTTGAGTCTGTTTAGCATTTTCTAATTCAATTTGCGCATTAGCTAACTCTTCCTCTGCTTCTGCTAGTTCTTTCTTCTTGTCAGATAATGATTGAAACGGGTTACGTGAATCCAATTCATCCATAATTGATTGAATAGTACTAGTATATTCGCGAAGCTGGTCCGGAGAAAGAACTTTGGCAGCCGTACTCTTTGCATTCTCTAATTGAGTCAGCAGAGAATTAAGAGTTTCAGAAGACGTTTCTTTCAGATTTTCAAATGCACGAACATACTCCGGAGACTCTTTCAACTTATCGTAATCCAGGCCCATCAATTCCATTCCCTTGTTTTTTGTCGCCTGGGCTATGGAACGATCAATCTGTTCTACTTGATCTGTATCTCCATTCTTTACAGCTTGTTTTCGTTGTTCCTGCAGGGTAGCAATATCTTCATTGAACTTTTTCTCAATTGCGAGACGTTGATCTGTATAATCCTGATACTGATTCAACAGTTCGGATAAGTCATCTCCACGATTATATTTAGTATTTGTAACTTCCTTTTTTTCATTAGCAACTTTATCAAATGCATCAAACTGTTTCTTTACTGGCTCTGATTTGACATATGCTGATGCATTGAAGGTTTTCTTTTTATTTTGTGGATTAGCTTCGAAAGCTGAACGAGCTTTTTCAATTTCTTGTAATTTCTTATCCTCTGCTTCACGCTCGATAGCCTGTAACTCTAGATTATGATTGAGTTTCCTTTGTCTAAGGACCTTTTCGCTACTCTCTTTGAGCTTGTTGATTTCAAGTTGTTCGAGTTCATTTGCAGAGTCCTCTTTCATACGCTGCTGCTCTCTATTCTGCTTATCTAGCAGGAGTTTATACTTCTCCTGTTCTTCACGGAGCTTGTGAGCTTGGTCGTCCTGCTTGGAAGATGAATCATAGACTTTTAATTCTTTTTCAGCTTCCTTCAGCTTCTTGATATTTTCTTTGTAGGAAGTAATAACGGCAGAATCTATCCCTTTGAACTTTCCAGCATCCATTTGCTTCTTTTGTGCTGAAGCGATTGATTCCAATGCTTTCGTAGCATCATCTTTTTGTTTTGTCCAAAAGGCTTTATTTTGAATGGCTGCTTTTTCTTCTTCTTTCTTTTGTTCTTCCTTTGCTTTCTTCTGAATTTCATTTATTTTCTCTACTTCTTCTTTTGCAAGACGGGCAGACTCTGCAGCTTCATTCTTCTTTTTGGCTAATCGTCCAATTTTTATACTTAATCCGGGATCCTCAATACCATCTTTTCTGTTTTTTTCAGCTTCATCGATAGCCTTTTGCCATTCAGCGGTAGCTGCATCAAGTTCTTCTTGCTTCATAACAGCTCTAACCTTAATCCCCATAACATATTGCTCATTTTTATCTTTGTTGAGTAGTTTTAAAATATCATGGAGTTCCATTGTTTTAATCTTCTCCAAATCAAGATTTTTTAAAACATTTGGCATTATAGATTGAAGTTGTTTGTATGCACTTAATTTATCAAATTGACTGGATGTTTCGTCTCTTATAATATTAACAAGGCTTTCTGCCTTATTTCTCAATTCATCAAAATGTTTTTTTTGAGTCTCCATAGCAGCATTATGCTTTTTCATAGCTCTTTCGGAGTCTGATTCTGCTGTAGCACATTTATAAATTGCATAGCCAAGTCCAGCAAAAGCAGCTGCAGCTAATACATAAGGATTAGTTAACATTGCAGCAGCATTTTTTAGTTGTGCAATAGTTTGAGCTTTGAGAGCTTTTGTCAATAAGATTCGAGAAGATGTATTCTTTGCAATCATTGTTGCCTCAATAGCATACAAGCCTTTCTTTAGGACTAAATCTGCGGCCTCAATAGCACGCTGTCGATTTACAATTGCTGTTACCGTTGCATATACTTGCTTAGCAGTACTTACAGCAAGAATACTGCCTTTGTATCCTGCAAGGGCAGTCGTAACAACAACTATTAATGCTCCTATTTCTTTCAATGCTTCTTGAGCGCTTCCGTCAGCAAAGGCTTCATTCATAGATTGTGCCGCACTGGATATCTCTTTCAAAATTTCCTGTCCTAACGGGCGAAGGGCTGCTGTTATATTATTACTAAGAAGCTTCATTTGATTCTCGGTTGATGAAGACATTTCTTTGAAAGCAGCTTCTGCTGCACCTGTTGCATTTTTCATTTGATCCAGATCGGACGCAGCACCTACTGCATTCTGTCCGGTTATCATTAGGGCGGCTTGTAAAGCTTCGTCAGTACCTAATAACTCTTTCATTTTTGTGGTACTTCCATTTGCTTCGTTATAGATGAGCTGTAATGCTTCTTGGAAAGAACGTCCGGAAAAGGCTGCATCACCTAAATGGTTAGCCGTTCCCATAATTGCCGCACGTATTTTAGTCATAGCTTCGGCTGTTGGAACTCCTTGTTTAGTTATTGATACGACAGCTGCTAGCACGTCTTCGATATCAATGCCAAAGGACGAGGCAATAGGAGCAGCTTGAGCAATACTCTTTCCAAGTTCTCCCATTGTAGTCTTACCAAGCTTGGCTGTGGTAAATAACATATCAGAAACAGATTCTGCTTCGGAAGCTCCTTTTTTATACGCATTAAGAATTGTAGTGATAGCATCTGCCGAAGTAGCCGTTTCTGTAACGCCACCGATAGCAGCCTTAGCAGATACTTTTAGAATATTCATAGCATCCGCTCCATCATGTCCTGCAGATACAATCTGATATAGTGCTTTAGCTGATTCTACGGCTCCAACTGGAACCTCTCTAGTCATATCGATAGCACTATTCATGAAATCGGTAAGACTGCCTTTTATTCCGCTTGAAAGTGTTGCAACTTCTTTCATGCTTTGCTGGAACTGCTTTTCGAAGTTATATGCTTCTTTGGCTGCTTGAGTAAAAGCGATCCCCGCACTAATGCCAATCCCTCCGAATACATCAAAAGCGGTAATTTCACCGGCCATTGCCTTTATGATTCCCATCGCTTCTTGACGCCCGGAATATAGCCTTGAATTATCTATACCTGTAGCGAAATATAACGCACCATCTTTATTCTGAATACCCATATAGCATTTATTCTTAAAATATAAAGAGGAGGTAAAATTTGGCTATTTCGAGAAGAATAAGCATCTTTGCAGTGTTCTAAGACCAAGGAACGATTTTTATTTCAACGTATTAGGGAGTTGATTCGCCTACTATATCACAATATAGGCTATCAATTCCCTTTGCTACATAATCCTAATGCGTTGCAATAGATTATGTTCCTTGGTCGGAAAGAATAGGGGAGAGATAGCCTTTTTCTATAATATATAAATTACTATTCATTAGCGCCATGACCAAGGAAAATGAGAACGTATCTGTAGCGAATAAAAGGAACTACACAGAAGAAGAAATCAATGCTGCTTACAAGAAGGGCAAGGATGAAGGAAGAATTGAAGGGATGCTCGCTTATCAGAAAAGATTGATTGAGAATCTACAGCGGGATAATGCATCTCTCAATCAGAAGCTTCAGGAGATTAAAAAATAATCCCCCATATCTTCACAGATACAAGGGACTAGAAAACATACTCTAAACCAATTTAATAAAAAAACAGTTAACCTAATATATAAACACAATGGCAAATTACCTTATCGTTTGACCTTTCCAGCAATATCGTTATATTTCTTTATCCTGACTGTCTTACTAGGGTCATCAAAAGACGGAAGTTCTACCCACTCATAATCTCGTCCTTCAACATTTCCGTCTTCGTCAGTCATCTTATTACGCTGTCTCATCACAAATGAGTACTCCTGAAGTAATATCTCTATTAATCCATAGCTACTATCCAACGTTTGATTAAACGTTAATCCTAGAGCTTCCTTTGCAATAACTAAGAATCTGCTTTGGTTATATCCTTCCAGCTTTGCAGATTCTTCCGAGCGGCTATTATCTCCGTCTCTCGTAGCGGGCTCACGTTCCGAAGCATCGTGATAGAGGTACAAAAAGGGTGGTACCCTATGCGATATATGATTGCATTGAATAATATGCGTATATCCTCCCATGTCGTATTGTCAATGAGGGCGTTTTTAAACCATGCCGGCGGATCACTTGGCTTGTTATGAATGCCCAGGCAAACGACATCGAGAAGTAGTCCTCCATATTTATTCATCAATTCTGGAAAATCAGCATTCAGCTCACCATCTTTAACAATCATTTTATCAATATCTTCTTTTTCAATTTCAAGGAGAAGTGGACGAATTCTAAACCATGTCCGGACAGTGATAGGCTTTATTACAATACAATCACCGGGATCCTTTCCTTTCGGAATAGAATCTCGGTTAGTAAAATCAAATGGAATCTTGACAGGCTGCTCCGTTACGGATTCCGATTCTTGCTGAAATAAGTTCTTTATACTCATAATTTCCTCAAGGAGCCTAGCCCGTTGTACTTCCAGGCAATACATTCAGTTATTCGCGACTAACTTTCAATACTTTCGGCTCCATTCTTCAATAGTTTGCTCCTGCAGGCGGATTCGAACCGCCGGTATCTACATAACCAATGTAGCGCTTTTACCAACTAAGCTATACAGGAATCCAATTAGTTATTTCTTAGCTGCACTTGGGGCAGCTTCTCCGCCCTCGATATTCGCTGCATTTGCGGGAGCTTCTCCACCTTCAAGAATGCTAACTACTTCGCGCATGAAAGCGGTCTGTCTCTTACCTTCTGCAGTAATAGCAGACTGCATATATACACGAACAAGTAACAACTCTGCCTGCTCTGATCCCGGAGCCTGTGAAATCTTTGAGGCAATTTTACCATTGACGATGGTATAAACCACTTTCTTTCCGTCTTTAGGCAATGTCTCGCACTGAAACGTTTTTGAAATAGAGGGAGTGTTAATAGGCTTTTTCCAAATGTTTTTTCCTCCTGTTGTATCTACTTCACCGCCTGCCAGTTCTTTAAGGACTTCATTGGATGGAGTAGGGATGGAGAACTCAACATAATCTGTCGTATCTTTCACCAGCTCAACATAAAGGGGTTCTTCACTACCTTCTACTTCAATCTTCACTTCCTTGGGATCTGCAAAGTTAAATGCAACACTTCCTTTTGTCGGAAGAGGAAAATCTTTGAGGTCCGCTCCTGGAACACCGTCACCGACTGTTCCGAATTTAATTTTACCTACGCCCATAGCGATAGGTCTTACTTCTCCTGTCATAATTATTGATCTATTAAAATTTCTAATCTAATATTTGTACAAGCAAAGCCCTCTTTCAAGTCCGGCATTGGAACACTCCAGAGAACTGTCACTTCTTTACATGTACCGTCATTGCTATTGATTGAATCAAGCGATTTCCTTACCTTACGCCTAAGTTCCTTCATGCGCTGACGTCGGGGCATGCCGTTTTCATTCAAGGGGACAAAGATATTGACGTTAACAGGTACTTTATTAATGAAGTCGAGCTCATTCAATTGCAGGTGATTGATAACGATATGTTCATTAGTAACACCCGATTCCGATGCATCTTTGTAAATCATAACATTAGTTTTTGCAGTAATCACAGCATCGTAGACTATATCTACAGCGTCGAATTCATCCATAATCAAATCTTTCTAAAAACAGATTTCAATGTATCTCTTAGATATTTCTCACATTGCGTATTAGCTCCTGAAACTACTTCATACCCTTTAGCTTCTACGGCTGCCGCGTATTCCATTCCTGCAACACCAACCAACACGTAACCACCGGAATGAGACAGAGATACTTCTTCTGCAAGCCTACGCCCTTTATACTTACCGGTTGTCTTATCAGTTCCTTTTTCACTTTCGGTAAAGTTCTCTGCAACCACTTCTCCGTTTTTCGCAATTATATATCCAATAGAGCTTCGAAGGTTACCTGTCTGGTCTTTATATGAACCACTCCGACGAGCCACTTCGATAAACTTTTCACCTCCAGCTTGCAGGAAAACAAGCATCTTATCTTCTGCCTTACTTTGAAAATGGTCGAACCAGCGTTCCATTTCATCAAAGGTGAATAGGGGAGTCATGCCGTTTTTCATACGTTGATAATTGAATGTGATTGATAAGGTTCCCAACAGATAATCGGTACGTCAATACCTTTGGAAGCGACTTTCAAACGCAAAAACTTACTACCTGATTGAGGCTGAATTTTGGTATAGAAATAACCATGCACTTGCGCTTCATCACCAGCCGAATTACGTTTATAGACAACAGTACCATCACTTACAGGATCATAACGTCCAGGAACGGATATTTCAATCGGTTTCCCCGGAACCCATTCACCGTTTACTATCTTTCCGTTAACGTCGATAGTGACTATCGCTGTATGTGGATATCGTTTTACCATCTGTTACCAGCCCTTCCTTTGATAATGATTCGCTTGCCAAGTTTAGCCGCCTTCTCCGGTTCCCCGTTCTCTATATACAGTTGCTTTGCAGTCTGAATATAAAAAGAACGAGGATGAGTGATAGAAAGCTTGTTTTCACTGAAATCTTGAGAGTTTACCATCATGGCATACATATCAGCGACACAAAGACCGACTTGCTTCATGCTTTCAGTAGTACATTCCGCTTCGGGGTTGATACCCCGCCTAACGAAGACTACCTTATCCAAGAAGCCTTCCATATCCCCAATAGATGGATATTCCAGTATTGTTTCTCTGATTGTTGCCATTATAGTTTACTCTTCATCTGTTTTTTCAGTATCTTCATCGGCCGCCCATTCCTTGGCATCAGTTTTCATGATATACATTGCATCAGGATCGTTGACTACCGGGATGGCATTAGCTTCTGCTTTAGTCCACTCTTTGAACGGTTCAAGTTCAGACCACTTGCTGATAAAAACAAAGTCTTTTTTCAGTGTTGTTGCTTTCTTCTTGTACTCGACAGAATGTTCCGCTGCAATAGGACCATGTTGGATGTCACCGCATTGTAAATCTTCCAAAAAACAGATATTAGCGGCTTCCCATGGATTGATCGTAGTGCGATTATGAGAAGCATCTTCAATACGAACAGCCGGGCTCACTAAGACAATTTGAACACCTTCTGTATTCTCTTGTGCAGAGAGATATTCATTGATAACTTTCTTGGAGATAGTCAGCTTTTCTTTCTGATTGATCCAGCCTTTAACTTTCTCGATAACGGCTTTCTGTTTCTTCAATAAAGCAAATCGATCTTTACGCATCACTACGTACTTAATGGTAACACCATCAGCAGAGGCAGAAACTACTGTATCTTCAATGTCTTGCAATCCGTCTGCAGTGTTTGCATTTGCCCAGTCAGCAGCAGAAACCTTTTTATTTTCATTCTTCATACCACAACCAACAAATTCCTCGGTAACAATACCGTTATTATTGCTTGAGTTTAGAGTGAACCCACCTTTAGACATCAGCTGCATGCACCACCATTCGAAACGTCCACGAACAGCGTTATATACAAAGTCCTGATCTTTGAAAGCGAGGTCAAGGATAGATTTCAAATCCGAATCACCTTCACAATCACGGCTAAGTTGCCGGTATTCGTTCCAGTCGCTTTCATTCATACCACGCTTAACGGCAGTCTTGGGGATATCACCTGACATCTTACCTACAACTTCACGTTTCTTTTGCGGTGCAGAAGAATCAAAGCTGATAACGTCTGCAATAACAGGAGCACCTTTCTCTCCGGTCAAAGTTTCCCATTTCAGAGAATCTTTTTGCTTTACACCGAAAAAATTAGGGAAGAATACCGGCTTAACCTTACGTGAGTTAAGGCGAGCACCCATATTTTTACGGTTCACTTGTTTAATTAAACTTCTTTCCATATATCATTATTTTAATGGATTAGACAAAACGGATAAAACGGAGCAATGCTTTAATAGCGTCGTCAACAGGGTAGGGCATTACTGCTTCATTAACAGTACCACGCACCAAGAGGCCTGACTGCTGGTTAGCTACGGTCACATCAACCTTGTTCATTGTAATAACTTCTGGTACATATTTGAACTTGGCGGCTTTGGCATCAGCTTTGGCAGTAACAAGAACTAATACATTACCTATCTCTGCAGCTCCAATTGGTCCAGCAAGGGTTATCGTATCGTAGCCTGGGTTGGTCTTGTCGATTGCAGAGATTACATCAGCAGCTCCAGTTAAGGCACCACCAACAGTAACAGCCTCTCCAACTTTAAACACATGATTCTTTGCTATCTGGATAGTTACTGCATCAGCATCCGCAACTGCCGTAATTCTTCCGGTCTTAACAGTATGATAAAGACCGTTAGCATCCTTACCTACCATAACAAGCGGAGGAAGTTCATCAATGATTCCCTTCAGTTCCGCACGGGCAATAGTACCACCGCCCTGAATGTCCTCAATAATCTTTTCGATTCCGGGAGCATACTGAAATTCTTTTTGTTTTTTTCTGAACATAGCTTTTAATTATTAGTTATTATTCATCGAGGCCAAGACTGGCAGTTCCATTATTTGAGTTTTCTTCGTCTTCCATAAGTTCTAGCCATTCTTTTTCAGAACGTTCTTTGGGCTTGTAGGAATTAGGCTTGTAACCGCCACCGGCGACCTCGTCATCTATTACCGACTGTCTGATTTCAGCGTATTCTTCTTGCAACTCTTTAATCTGATCTTCAACAGAAGTTTCAGAATTGACATCAATACGGTTAAACCACTTTTCAGGGAGTTTTGCATCTGCAAATAGTGTTCTGGCTGATGCCTGTTTCGTGGAAGTTGTGACTGTTGATACGACAGAAGATACCGATGCGGTCAACTCGGAGATTTGCTTCTGTTGGGCTTTCAATAGCTTAACTACAGATGCGGGCAAATCTTCGAAGCCTTCATCATCGTCTTCTTCATCATCGTCTTCGGATTTTACCGTTTTCTTAGTCTTTTTAGCCGATTTGATAGGTTTACCATCCTTTAAACCATTGTTCTTTTCATACTCGGCAATAGCATCCTTTTTCGCTTTTTCTATTGCGGATGTGTTTTCAAGATCAGGAAGAATATTGTCTTTGAACAAGGCAATATAAGTATCAATATCCTCCTCCTTTTCGATTTTGAAGAGTTTCTGAACCTTTACAGCGTACTTTTCATTTACACCTGCGGCTTTCAAGCCCTTTTTAATTGCATCAATGATTGTCATAACGATTTTCTATTAAAATATAAGGGGAGTAAATTTTTCCTGCTTATATATTTTATTTCAGAATCAAATGCATATATTTGTAATTAAGTCAAAGTATAAAATGGATTATATAGAAGATAGACACGAATATTACAATGTGTATATATCTAAGTGTACACAATGCAAGCATTTTAATTTTGATAGATTAAAATGCCCGGCATACCCTAATGGCATTCCTGTAAAATACCTTGATGGTTCACAGGTACATGACAAAAGAGAAAGCGACCAAAAAGGGGAGTTCGTCTTCCTAAAAGAATCCAATTAACGAGTTTTCGCTTTTGTATAACTCCATCCCATTTTTTCGGATATCCGTTTCCATAATATATGATAATGGACCACTGAAGCCATTGTTGGGGATAGTGTATTATTATTGATTCTAGCAGTAAACTCTGCTCTTAGTTTGTTATTCTCCCGATTCACTAGCTTTTCGAATTTACTAATTGTAATTCCCCATCCTTCTTCGGGACGTTTCATAGCGAATGTATAATTGGGTGTTACAGCTCTCATTTCTGATACATTATGAGCTATTGCAAGATACATATCAGCCGGACTGAATGAGTTACCTATTCGTCCCAAACTCTTTTCTGGCTCTTGCCAGCCTCTTGGGTGATTATGTGTGAAAACGCAATCCTTCATCTTTGCACATTCTTCATCCGTAAACGCAACACTATATTTGGCTCCGCGCTTATCGATTACAACATTACCATTCCTGTCAAATAAGACTCCTGTCTCAAAGCTTTTATTCAGGCGTATTTCATTCTCTGTGTTGGTTATTTTATTATAGAGTTTTCGCTCATTCCATTTTTGTTTAATATTTGCAATTTCAGAATCAGTCTTGATACGTTTAGCTTTTTGAATAGTAGCGACTTCCTGAACCGAAATATTTTTGCTAATATTCCCCATTCTAGCATTAACTTTCGCCATCAAACGTTCCATCATTGCGCTTGTTTCCTTACCCAATTTAGAACGTTCTGAACCCATAAACATAGAAAAAGCTTCTGCAAAGTACTCATGCTCTTGAGTACTTGAATAATAACCGAGTATATTGTGTGTCTCAATTATGCCATTTTTTGTGACGTTGGCTTTTGAGAATGTATTTATTACATCCATTTTCATAGAATACATATTCAAAAGTTTATGCCCGAGTTCATGATCCACAATAGAACGAACAACATCATTTTCATCGGCGTAATAATTGTATTTAATTCCTCGTTGTCTCCATGCCATTTCATTTTTCCAAATGCTATCCCTACGCTTTAATTTGCCTATGTTGAAGTTTATGCTATTGCTTAATTCGTCCCATGATGCATGAGCCTGTTTGCTACGAGGAGCACCGAAATTCCTAAATTTAGGTATTCCAAATTCATTCATCCTACTATTTAACTGATTTACAATCTCTGAAATGATAGGTAAATCTGCTTTCTTTATATCAATAGAAATACTATCCGCAATATTTGTTTGGATAAAATCTATTGCTTGTTGTGGAGTAGTAAATGAAACAAATTCAGATTGAGGTTTCGTTACTTTATCTCGTTTCTTTATTTGAATTGGGGTGGCTATTGTTGGTTTCAATTTTAATCGTTCATTTACATTTCCATCTTGAGTAAAGTTATCTTTATACCAGAAAGCCGATTGCAATCCATCTTTATTCTCGATGACGAAATCCTTTGCTCCCTGGGGAATGTCTGTAATAACCTGCTCTTTCGGAACTGTGTCATTCAGCAGGAAATCAGCAAAATTTTCCGGCTCCATGGTGATAGGAGTGGCAAAGCAGATACAAAAAGGATGAAAGCCTGTAAACTTGAATGTTTTCGGATATTTACCTACCATCGCATCACATATCTTGCACGGTCCTCGATTATTGGCCGAGCGATGTATCTCAATACCTAATATGAAGTCCTGTTTGCTCCAACGTTCATAGTCCGCACTACGATAAGCAATGTTCGTAGTTGTAGCAGATGTCCGGAGAGCATTCTTATATGCTGAACGATAAACACCTTGTCCAGGGTGATAATCCTTCATTGGTTGTGATAATACCAATTCACCTTTCTCATTCCGGATCCTGCGAAAGCGTTTTTGGGGATTTTGTAAAATTTGCCGTATATCACTACTGATTCCGTTTGAATTACGTCCGGCAACTACGCCGCTATCAAGATAGAATTCGAGTTGCGATTTCGTCTGCTGTGTAATATTCCAGATCCTATCAGATAATTTGAATCCGTTAGCGTCTATATCATTTTTTAGAGCTTCAAATGCAGATAGACTATGAGTAAACATTCCATCTTTCGTTGCACTGGAAATAGACATTCCCTTGATGAACTGGGAAATAAAATCATCATTCTTTCTTTCTGCTCGTTCCCAACCGTCCTTTTGAAATGCAGAGATATTAGCATATAGCATTGATTCAAGATTCAGCAGTTCCCGGTCAACTGCACTCTCTATTCTCTGATTACGTATCCATACATTGTTTTTCCCCGCATCTGACCATTTACGGAGATACGGGGAAACAGAAAGTATAAACTGATTAAAGATATTGGCTATTACGGCCTGCTGTGCAGCAACTTTCTGTATATGCTGTTTATCGTAGAAAGAAAGTCCAGGCATAGTTAAAGTGTAGCTCCTAGGAATGAGTTGTTTTGAGCTGTATCTTTCTCATCCTGCTTCTTGCGGGCCAACTCTTCTTCAACATTATCCGTATATGGCGAATTTTTAATGATTGTCTCTTTGCTATTAAATTGGGATGCTGTTTCAAGATTTTTAAGTTCTTCTGCCAGGTCTTGTGGGAGAATACTGCCAAACTCCACCTCAATAAAATTATCATTTAGCTGTGATGCATACTTAGTATGTGTTATATTAGCCATACCTGCCTGAACGATAGCAACAGTACGTTGAACTGCAGGACCGAATATTTCCATCTGTTCGCTGGCTTTAATTTCTGCATCAATCATCATAAAACGGCGGGAAGTACCACTAAGGTTGCCAAGTCCCATTAACTTACTCATAGATAGGTCAGGGCTGGAAGCTCCGGAATGTATTGAATCGTCGAGTTGGTTAAGTTCAAGTGTAACGGATTCACAAGACTGTTGCCACGCCAAGTAATCAGCATCACCATGATACGAAGTACCGGTATCCGCATCTACTTCCATAGTAAAGTTTAGTTCTTTACCAACAGTTTCTTTGCTTGGGAGGTTGGCGAGTCCGTAAGTCTTCAGTATAGGTTCAGAGAAATAATCATTGGTGTCCGATAGGCGGGAAAGCCTCATTTCCTTTTTATCAATCAAGTTGGCAACATCTTCCCAATCAGGGCAATCTACTTCGGCATATACTACAGGAATCTTTCCAAAGAGGTTTTTTGTCTTTTTCACTAGCCAAATGCCGTCCATTACTCCGGAATAGATAACATCTTTCGTGTATATCTTCACGCATTCACAAGTACGGCCATTGACTTCTGCATTGTATTTATAGATAAAGCCGTCCATATCGTCGTCCTCGTCGAAATGTGGATAGAATTCACATTCGATATTGTTATCTTTAGGAGTAGAAAGAATCTTAACCTTTAATTGGCTTTTTCCATCATCCCGGGTAACTGGATAGAAAACAATAGCTGCTTTGGTTTCTGAAAGAACTTTTCTAGCAAACTCTTTCAAAACTGATTGCATTTTGAGTTTACGCTTATAGATATTCTTAAACTCGGTAAAACCGTTATTGGGGTCTTCAGCTGTGATAGTCATTTCACCACCAAACAAAAAGGCAACAGAGGTACGAACTATCTTCTTTGGTAGATTAGTCACAATTTGAGCGACTTCTACAGTTTTATCCTCTAGTCTCTTTGGCTTTTCGGCTCCTGTTTCGGGGTCAACTTCTACTTCTGTATCTGAATATACAGCAATCTTTTTAGGCTCCCGATACCCAACAGATTCTTTACGACGGGTTCTGTCTCCATTGTATTCCTCCATATACTCACGAGGATTACGATTTTCACGGGTATCAACGCATAAATCACCTACTATGCTACCGAAATCTTCATTTCTTAGAATATCCTTAATGTCTGGCATATACTTTTCTCTTAAAATATAAGATCCGCTCTCTCTTTTTTATAAAGTTATTATATATTTGCACAATAGAATAAATTGTAATATGGAAATACGAGCATTTATTGATAAATATTTAAATATAATCAATGATAAGTTTAACTTGATTTTATGTGTCATTCTTTTTATAGGGGTAACAGCAATTTTTCTTTTATTGTCTCAAGTAGATGAAAGAATGACGCAAAATATTATTCAAATTAGAGGTTATATAATTACAGTATATGGGGTTTTGGTTGGTCTTCTAATTACTTACATTATTTCAAAAACTATCCAAACACGAGAAGAACGAATTCGTGTTTTTAATGATTATGTGAAGTACACTCAAAAGCTACATAAATTTAGAG